TTAACTGCCACTTTGCATCTGATTAAATAATTCGATGCCTTTTTGTCGTTGCTTATCGAGGTGTTCCGCCAGATCCTGAACGTGGATCATGCGTGGTGCTTTCTGGCTGTCAGAGGCGCGAAAGGTTGGTAACGCAAATTCCCCCATGGACGCTTTCTTTTCTGCGGTCGACGGTTTGAGCCCGAAGTATTTTTCCGATACGTCCGCCAGATGGATCGTTGTTGTTCCAAATTCTGCAAGCAATAAAAATACTGTATTCATCATTTTAAGTCCCACCCAATCGCCTGAAATAAACCCATTTTGGGATGGAACCAGCGTGTACCGCGCGGCTCCGCTTCGCTCATCATCTGGTGGAAAGCCTTCATGAACGGCTCAAGCTCAATAATCGCACGGCGAGAAAGCAGGCCGTCAGGGGTCATAAATTCGTGCGTATCAGTTGGGATGCGATATGCGTTTACCAGGTTCCGGCACTTGGCATCAGTCATACCGCTTTTTGCGACCACCTGGCGGTAACCGACATAACCGGCCCGCATGTTTCCGCGCTTGATATTTTCCACCGTCTCTGTGACTGCTTCGATCTGCTCTTCAACATGATTCAGGCGCTTTTGCTGGCGCACGGCATCAGCGGCCATTACTGCGATCATCTCAATTTCAGTAAGCGGTTCGCGGGTGCGGAAGTAACTGTTAACCAGTTCGCGCTGCACCTGCCATGACAACGGGTCATTGAATGGCTTTGTCAGCATCAGATAACCGGACTCAAAAAGTACAATGCCGGACGGAGCAAATTTCGAGAATGTCCCCTGAGGGAGGTCCGTACGTAATACGTCCGAACCTAATTCTTCGTAATCTACGCCAGCGATAAAATGCTCACGATTGCGGTTGAACGCTGCTCTGGCGGTATCCTGAGGGCGGTTATGTACTTCATCAATCATCGCGAAAGTGACCACGCGCTGACCACGATATTCCACTGCAGGGAGCTGTTTGTTGTTAATGGTTACTGTGTTCATCATCGTTGTCCTCAGTGCATAACCGGCATGCCAGGCATACCTTCGGTCTGGATTTGCTTGATAAAGCTGTCATGTAAAATATTCAGGCCTTCCCGACCCATCGCAGACAGCCTGAAGCCTGAATCTTTGTCGGTAACCACCATGTCCTGATACATGCGCAGCGCCAGTTGCTGACCGAGTTTCTGTCCGTATTTTTCGATGGCGCAACCTTCAAGATGGTTGGCAAGCGCGAAACGCTCAGGGCCGGGATAGACACTGATTGCTCCGTGTTTGCCTGAATAGACAGTGGCCGTGTCAATGCCTCCATCTCCCCTGTGAACATCAACAGTGCCGTTCTTTTCCATCTCCTCTGAGATGAACACCGCTGCCACCAGCCAGCGCCAGATAATAATTTCCTTATCAATGGGCAGACTCAGCCAGCCGTTTTGTTTTGCCTCAAAAATACAGGCAAGCATGCGCATCCCTTCAGGAAGGCATTTATCGTATCGGCCCTTATCCAGTTGACGTACCAGGCCAGAATAGCCAATAACCCGGTTACCATCTCTTACACCATTTTGTGTCGGTTCCGGGGCGAAATTTTTGTTCAACATGGCGTGATCCTTAAAACGGTTTGCTGGCCTGAAGTTCGTCGCGTTCTTTCACAAAGCGGTTGTGCATGGACTCCCATTTCGAAAGCCATCTTTGCTGTTCGCGCTTGCGGGCCAGTATCCGGCGCAGACGGCGCAGACAACGCTGGTGGGCGCAGAGGTAATCAAAAGTGTGATCGCCGAGGTGATAAGCAATTGAGCCATCCTCAAAAATTTGCTGGCATGGCTCGTTAGTGGGCAAGTCGAGCTTTCTGAACACTGTTGAAACCATGTAGTGAGCCAGATTGTTGAGCGCGGCGCCGCGGCTCAGGAATCGCCTTTTGCCACCGTGACGCATGACAACATACAGTGGGCCGGCAGGTGTTTCATACTGACGAAAGGCAACATCGATCGCGCTGGTGGTATTAGTCGTTTTCATTTCCGGTCCTTTAATTTGTTGTATGATTTATGCGATAAGACTTTCCAGTTCTGACCGCCGTCGCGGGAAAGAAGACGCCAGCGGCGGTTGACCCTCAGACTGAGGTTTCCGCACTGGATACGACACGGCACAACCCGGGGCTGGCGGTAACGCCGAAGAACGTTAATAGCCTGAGCATGTACCCATTCGGGTACGCGTATAGCTGTCAGTGTCATCGCATCACCTCTTTTGGCGGGGTGATACGCCAGCCAGCTTCACGGGCCAGTTCGATAAACCCCTGAAGGGTGGTGATGTGATCGTCCGTGGTAAGTCGGTAGTCACAAATTGCTCGCCCGTCCTTCAGGTGAACGACGACGCGCCCGGTAAACTCTGGTGTTACGTGCAGATCCACCGGACATACGCAGCGGAGCCCAGCCGCGCGCAATTGTTCCTGAGTAAACTCTTTCACTGGACACCCCCGCTTAAATGTTTTTGTTTCACGTAATCGGTGACCTCTTTAAACAGATCATCGATGATTAATTTCCCGGACTCGGTCAGGTACTCTGTGTTTTTATTGATGCCAATTGCATTCTGGTAAGTGGCTTTAAGAAATGATTCAGTTTCCTTACGATTTCCGAATTCACCACGAGCCATTAACTCGAATCGTCTCAATAACTGAGTCATTACACTTTCTGTTATTTCCACCGTTTCGATTGCACCATTCGGAAGATTCACAATCAGGAGATTTCCCGAAGTTTTATTTTCGAGTCTGTTTAATGCAGCGTGAGCGATCCGACGTCGGTATAAGTCAATTACGTTTTCCATTGCACTGTTGTTCCTCAATCTCAAGAACTATTTTTTCTTCCTTAACTGCCCATGAATTAACCTTTGCAGATAGTGCGTAAGCTAACTCTATGAGGTTCTCCATTTGATATGATTCAATGGATTTATATTGTTGAGTCAGTACCTCCAACAAAGTGTAAAGATGTTCTGTTGTAGTAGTTATATCCTGAATATCCTGTCGTACTGACATGGCTACCTCCCATAAGCTTTACGAAGAAAAAGCACGGCAATTACTTCATGGCCTAATGAGGTACAAAGTTGCGCTGTTTTTAATGCTTTTGTATCTCTCATATCGCTTATCCCTGAATTTTAGTTGCAGGTATCCCCAGCTTTTAAGCTGTAATTTATTAAGATTCAAATTAAGAAGAGAGAGTTTCTACTTGCTCCAGTTTCAAACAGATACCACGCGCGATATCGAAGAATAAATCAATTAACACGAGCTCTGTCTTGTCGTTATCATCTGGACTCGCGGAGTCGATATATAATTGCGAAACTTTTAAAATTTTCTTTAATTCAATAAGACAATCAAAAACAGCATCATTGATATCATTTAATTTTCCTGATCTGTTATTCTGGAGTACATTGATGTTTTCTTCCTGTGACGCCAGTTCTGTGCTGTTGCAAGAAAGTGAGTGGCGATATTTATCCAGGTCATTATCTGCCTGTCTTATGGTTTCGGGTACACCCTCAAGAAGAGTTATGAGGGCGGTGATTAACTGTAATTCAAAATCATCACGGGGACTTTCAGCCCACAGTGATAGCATTGCTTCAGCTTGTTTAATTCGACCTTCCGCAGCTAATAAGCACATAGACATTTTAATTATCCTTTTTCGCCTGTTCTTCGATTAACAAACAGTGAACCTCTTCAGCTAATCGACGGGACAGTGTGATCACCGTTGAGAGTTCATTTTCAGTCATTGCATCCGGGTAGGATTCCAGCATGCGTAAAATCAACTCAGTCTCACATGCCTTTTCTTGCGCTTTAGCGATATTATTTACAGGAGACATTTTCACCATCCTTAAAACCTGAGGAGTATGAAGCTGACATTGCGATTTTATTTGTTGCAATTGCGAGCTCAGTTAATTCAGCAATAACACCGCAAAGGTTCAGTAATTTTTCTTTATCCATCGACTTTCCGTTAATTTCTGAGAAAGCCTCATTCCCCAGGAATCCAATTGCGTCAAGCAAGGAAATTGTTTTGGTATCACAATCTTCAGCAATGCTGCCGTAATCAAATCCCTCACATTGCGATTTATCATTAAGGTGTCGGTAGTCAGGAATGTCGATTAATTCATAAAATTTCTGGATGCTCATCGGATGTTCCTCATTATCTGAATCAAGTTAAACTTGATGATTAGAGGTTAGCTTTCCACAAGTTTTCCGTCAAGTTAAACTTGATGTAAGTTTGAAGAGGATTTATGGAAGAAGGGAAAAACGGGCAAAAGCCCGTTTGTTATCAATGGCTAGCCGAATCTATTAATATTGAATGGAACCGAAGAAATTACTTTAGATTGGATGTAAAGCATGCTTACAGCGTCTTTGTCTATGCTCCATGATTGATAATTGGAGTTATCAGAGAGGACAACGATCTTACTACCAATTTTCTGAAGGCGTTTTACATAGCACTCACCATCAAAGCAGAATGCATAAATACCATCACCATCAAAATATGTGACTGTTCTATCCAAGAAAAGCAGGTCGCCAGGCGAGATTGTCGGAGCCATACTATCCCCTCGAGCATTACCTATCTCAATATTTTTGAAAGGTCTGTTGCCTACGAGGCGGCGAGCATATTCGGGATCAAGCTCTATGGAGCGAACTACATCAATAAAATCGCCTTTAACATGCGATCCATCACCACAACTGAATTCTACGTCTAAGACAGTGAAAACAACGCTATCAGATTTGGCCTGATGTTTATCAGGCAAGTGGAAGCTTGGGGCTGGATCTTCTCCCAAAAACCAGGATTGTGGGTAACCACTAAGTGCCGCTAGTTTCGCCAGCCGCTCCCCCCTTGGAAAGGTTTTTCCTGTAGTCCAGTACTGAACTGATTGCGCACTGACGCCAAGTTGCCTGGCTAGCTCCGCCTGGCTCCAGCCTTTTATATCCAGTAGCTCTAATATCCTGTTTTTTGTCTTAGTTTCTGAGCCCATCTTCACTCTCCATCACAAGTTTTGATGAAATAAATGTAAAGGAATCCTTGATTTTCATTTTACACCATAAGTTAAGCGCTTGCATGTTAATTAAAACTTGATATTATTTGTTTTAATCAAGTTATACTTTATTGGTGCTGATATGAATGAAGATGTCCGAGCACGTCTAAATAGCCTGACTTCTCAGCGGGCAATAGCTAAGCATTTAGGTATCACTCCGCAGGCTGTGAATCAGTGGTTCAACAAACCAAACATTCCTCCTCGTTTCGTCTTACCGATTTGTGAGTTGGTTTGCTGGGAGGTGGTGCCCCACGAAGTTCGCCCGGATTTATATCCAGGTCTCAAAGATGGCGTGCCTGAGTCATTTAAAACAGACAGAACCGTTATCCGGTGTACAGCTATACGGCTGCAATACCTGGGCAACGCTGAACAGCGGCTTTATGAAAAAGTTTCGCGCCCCAGCTGGCGTCCGGCATCTCATCATTTTTGCCGACATGGACCCCCATTCAGCAACAGGCCATGCGGCGGCGTTCGTATGTGCCAACGCTAACTTGCTGGCAAAAAATGACATTGAAAAAGTTAGTGTGCGCTGGTGCGACAACGGGGATTTTAACGATCTACTGGTCAACGGCGATCAGGTTCGCGAGATGACATTTTTGAAAAAAGCAGCTGCATAATGCGTACAGATAACACAAAACATAAAGCACTTTTCACTATCCCGACGGCAGCGCACAGCACCACCTTAGCAACCATCAAGCCGCTGCCTGAACAACGAAAAATCACCGGACATAAGCAGACTGACGCTTATCTCTGGGTACTGGAGGTTATCCGGCTGAACGAACCAGCACATCTGGACGCTGCTGAAGCCGCGCTGAAGAAAATTAAGATCAGCCCGAAAGAGGCTGAGAAACGGTACTCAAGTTACCTGCTGGCGAGCGGGGCCGATCCGTTCCAGATTGCATTCGGTACGATCGGCATGGATAACCCGGCACGGGCGATTGAGGCTGCGCGGGAGAACATCAAAAAAGCGGCAGCAGTCCGAGCGCAATTCGGCAGCTACGAAACAGCATTCAATGATGTAGAAGCTGAACGCATGATTAAGTCATCAACGAAATTTATCGATGATCATCACTGGGGCTGGACCACTGAAGAACTGGGAGCCGGGCACATTGTCGGTGGACGTATGGTCGAAATTGACTACCAGCGCCGCGTGTATGTTGATGGCTACCGTGACGTTCTGCCAGAGCCGCGCACCCTTTCTGACACTGTTCGCGAGTTTGTTTACTGGGACTGGCTCTATCAGGTGCGCAATGCCGCAGGTAAAGAGCTTGGCTATGAATTTGGTTATTCCGAGCATCATCAATCTGTATATGACCGCGAGTTTTATCTGGAAAAATTGCTGTCAACCATCCCGCCTGTAACGTGTGCTGAAGCCGTGGAAGTATGCAGATGGTTTATGGCAAGCGGAAAAGGCGAGTACATGGAGAACGAGGGCGAGGCGGTCATTTTTAATCTGGTTGGGGAGTGTGAATAATGAAACTGGAAGCAGCACTGAAACACTTTTCCCCTCAGGGAATGCATATCAGCGACAATGTGAAAGGCACCTCACCTGAGCGGATCACCGGTACTGACGTCATGGCGGCTATCGGCACCACCAGCAACAGGGCTCGGTTTGGGCTTGCGGCTTTCTTCGGTAAAGCGGGTATCAGTAAAACAGACGTGCAACTGGCGGTTCAGGCGCTGGCGCGTCACGCAATGGACGCTGCCCCTAAAAATGTCCGTAAGGCAGCTGGTGGCCAATTCGGTAGCTGTATGCTGGTGCTAGCGCAATTTGCCTTTGCTGAGTATTCGCGTTCTGCGGCTACTAGCGTGACTTGTCAAAGTTGTTCCGGCACTGGACTTACTTCACAAATGGAAGAAGTCATTAAACATCCGGGCATTATCAATTCTGATCAAGTCGAAATCGTGCCTCCTCAAATTAAATATGAACTGGTTAAGCGCGTATGCCTTGCCTGTAATGGAAAGGGTGAGTTGAAGGCCCGCTGTCGTTGCGGTGGCAAAGGCGAAGTGCTAGACCGCAAAGCTACCCAGGAACGTGGTGCGCCGGTATATAAAACGTGTGAGCGCTGCGGAGGCAATGGATACTCGTCGATACCGTCTACAGCAGCGTATAAAGCAATCGTAAAATATACGCCTGATTTACACGTCAGAACCTGGACCCGAAACTGGAAGCCTTTTTATGAGGCATTAGTGGACATTTGTCATAAGGGTGAGAGACGGGCAGAAAGAGCGTTTCAACAAACAACCGATTTTCGTGATGATAAAGACAATATTTAGCTATTTCGGCACGCAGGACTTGATTTTGTCCGAAGTTGTCCTGTATGCTTCTAATCATGGAATGTTGCGCCTGAAATGAGTAGCTCCAGGCAGCCTGCCTAATACTGTCGATGTACCCTAATGGGACTTGTGAGACTTTCGAAAGAAAGACAGGAGCGGCAAGATGGTGATGACAAGCCTGCTTCCCTGCGTAAGGCACCTTAATTGGTGCCTCTGTCGTTTTGATACCCGCCACCGAGCGGTTTTTTGTGTGCCCAGCCAGACCTTTCAACGTGTAATAAATTTCCAGAGGGACATGGCAAACCTGTACGCAGATACCTATGCTGTAAAGGTACCCGTTATACAAGGATTCCTATGCTGTGGATTGAACAAGGTCTATATATCAGGATTCAGGAACTCGATAACGGCCCCACACCAATGCCGTTAAAGAGCGGATTTAATATGGAAACGGCTTATCGTGTACTGGGTTGTTTCAACCCCTCTGAGACGTCAGATGCATATTACATACTGGCTAATGATCGGGATGAAACGTGGTTTATATGCAACCGACACGTCCGCGTCGTGTGTGTGGATCATGCACGAAAAGAATTCCGTTACCCTATCTCTGTCCTGAACCTTCACTGA